GTACATAGAATATATCAAGGCAAAGAAAAACATTCTGATAAAAGTTTAATCATATCTACATGGCAATCATTGTATCAGATGGACAAAGAATATTTTGAACAGTTTGATTATATTATAGGTGACGAAGCACACTTATTCAAAGCACAATCTTTGACAACCATTATGACGGCTGCCAATAAAACAAAGTATCGTATTGGTTTGACTGGTACTTTGGATGGAACCAAAACACATAAGTTGGTACTAGAAGGTTTGTTTGGACCTGTTGAGAAGGTTATAACAACCAAAGAATTGATTGATAAGAAACAGTTATCAGATTTTACCATTAAATGTTTGATACTCAAACACTCAGATGAAATTTGTGCTGAGATGAAAAATGTAACTTATGCGGAAGAAATTTCATATTTAATTACCAATGAACAAAGAAATAAATTCATTCGTAATCTAACCATATCTTTAAAGACCAATACATTGGTACTGTATCAGATGGTAGAGAAACACGGCAAGATTCTTTTTGATATGATTAAAGAGAAAGCCGGAGAACGTAAGGTATTTTTTGTCCATGGTGGTACAGAAACCGAAACAAGAGAAGAGATTCGTAAGATAATGGAAATTGAAAATGATGCAGTTGTTGTTGCCTCTTTTGGCACCTTTAGTACTGGTATTAATATACGTAATTTGCACAATATTATATTTGCGTCACCGTCAAAATCCAGAGTTAGGAACTTGCAATCAATTGGTCGAGGTCTCCGTCAGTCTGAGGGCAAAGCCATTGCAACACTCTACGACATTGCAGATGACCTTAGACACAAAAAACATATGAACTTTACACTCACGCATTTTGTGGAACGAGTGAAGATATATAATGAAGAGCAGTTCTCATTTAAGATTTACAATATAGGACTTAAAGATGGAAAATAATATAAAAATTGTTCGTTTTAAAGATGGATTGGATGTTGTTTGTCATTTTAATTATACATCAGAAGATGAAACTATGATGGAGCTTGAAACACCAATGATGTTTGAGGTAAGAAACACCAATTTGGTAATGCAGAATTGGTTACCTTTATCTTTGATGAAAGTAAATACAGTAAAAATTAAAACGGAAGAGGTTCTTTGTTTGATTGAACCTTCCGATGAATTCGCTGAGTATTACCATGAAACGGTAACTAAGATGAATAGGTTTGATGGTAAGAAACAAACTGAAGATGAAACTCATGAGTTAATGGAAGCATTAGCTGAATTAGAGGATATGGATGAATCGGACATCCATTAATATATATCATAGGGGAACACCGAGGACTATAACACATGTCAAGCCCCTTGTCAACAACTTTTTATGGTACATTTGAATGAGCAAACAAAAACATTATATAAACAACGAAGATTTCCTAAAAGCTTTGGTCGATTACAAGACAAAGAAGAAAGATGCAATCGACAATAATTTACCTGCACCTCGTATACCGAATTACATAGGTGAATGTTTTATGAAGATTGCCGAAGGATTATCACATAAGCCAAATTTTATTAATTACACTTACCGAGATGAAATGATTTCGGATGGTATTGAAAACTGTCTTATGTATTTTGCCAACTTTGATGAAACTAAATCGAAGAATCCATTTGCATACTTTACTCAAATCATTTATTATGCTTTCCTTAGACGTATACAGAAGGAAAAGAAACAACTATATGTAAAATATAAAGCCACAGAACAGATTGGTATCTTAGATGAGTTTGAGATGATGGAATTTGAAGATGGTACCTCAAAACAATTTGAGTTATATGACAATATATCCGAATTCATTGAAACATATGAAGATGCCAAACAGGCAAAGAAAGACTCTAAAGCGGCAAAGAAGCCTAAAGGGATTGAAAAATTTATAGAATAGTGTTATAATCTTGTTATGAATATGAAAATTGCTGTAATTACTGACCAACATTTTGGAGCTCGAAACGATTCGGTTCACTTCTTAGACTTCTATGAGAAATTCTACCGTGAAACATTCTTTCCTAAAATCAAAGAAGAACAAATTAAGTTCATACTGATTCTAGGCGATACGTTTGACCGTAGGAAGTATGTCAACTTCTATTCTCTCAAGCGTACCAAAGAGATGTTTTTTGACCCGTTACAAGAAATGGGTTGTGAAGTTTTTATGTTGGCTGGTAACCACGACACATACTTTAAAAATACGAATGATGTAAACTCTGTTGACCTATTATTGGCAGAGTATGGTAACATACATGTCATCACAGAACCAGAAACTATCTATATTGGACCTAAACCAATTGCAATGGTACCATGGATATGTGCCGACAACTATGAACAAACATTACAGTTTATCAAAGAGACTGATGCCACAATTTGTATGGGTCACTTTGAGATTGCTGGCTTCGCTATGCATCGTGGTATGCCATCACAAGAAGGCCTAGACCGATCCATATTTAATAAGTTTAATTATACATTTTCTGGTCATTACCATCACAAATCAGATGCAGACGGCATCTACTATCTTGGCAATCCATATGAACTCACTTGGCAAGACTACAATGATACCAGAGGTTTTCACCTCATGGATTTTTGGAAAGATGAAATACAATTCATACCAAATCCAAATCGTATGTTCCACAAAATCCTGTATGACGATAAGGTAGATACCATTAAAGAGATTGATGGTAAAGACCTATCTCAATACAAGAATACCTATGTCAAAGTGGTTGTTGTTAATAAAACCAATCCGTACCTATTTGACAAGTTCATGAATAACCTGTATAATGTCAATCCTCTCGACATTACTATCGCAGAAGATTTTACCGAACTTTCATTTGATGATGATGAATTGGTAAACCAAGCAGAAGATACAATTACCATTCTAAACAAATATGTTGATGGTATATCAGAAGATAACATAGACAATAATAAATTAAAAAACATATTAAAAGAACTTTACGTTGAAGCTTTGAATACAGAACAAGCATGATATTATTTCAAAAAGTTAGGTGGAAGAATTTTCTTTCTACCGGTGCTCATTATACAGAAATTAATTTTACCAAATCCAATAACACATTGATTATTGGACACAATGGTGCCGGTAAATCTACTGTACTAGATGCTTTGTGTTTTGGTTTATTCGGTAAGCCGTTTCGTAAAATAAATAAACCACAACTGGTAAACTCCATCAATACAAAAGATTGTGTTGTAGAAATATATTTTAATATTGGTCAAAAACAATATAAAGTTATACGTGGTATCAAACCTAATACATTTGAAATCTATGTTAATGATGTTCTGCTGAACCAGGATGCCGCTGCAAAAGACTATCAAGAGGTACTAGAGAAGCAAATTCTCAAATTAAACTACAAGTCCTTTACGCAGGTGGTCATCCTTGGTTCAGCGTCTTTTGTTCCGTTCATGCAGTTATCTGCTAATGACCGTAGAACTATTATCGAGGACTTACTCGACATTCAAATCTTTTCGTCAATGAATGGTGTGGTCAAAGAAAAACTATCCGTTTTTAAAGATGATATAACCAAAGCAAAGTATGGTATCTCTCTGACCGAAGAAAAGATTAAACTACAACTACAGAATATTGAAGAACACAAGATACATACTGATGTTGAGATTGCCAAGATACTGGCTGAAATAGGTAAATCAAAAGAGCAACACAATAAATTACGAAATGATATTGAGAAAATTAACAGACATGTTACCGTATTGAACTCAAAGATTGGTGATAAGAAAGAAAAACTGGAAAAGAAATCTAAAGGCTTGTTTCAGGTCAAAGGTAAGATTGAAAACAATATCAAGAAGAATGAGAAAGATATTGAATTCTACCAACATAATGATAACTGTCCTACTTGTAAACAATCTATTGAACCAGAATTCAAAGAACTACAAGTTACAGAACGTACCAATAAATTAAATACACAGAAGACCGGTCTTACTGAAGTAGAAACCGAACTTGAAAATATTACCAATGAAATGTCGGAAATTACAAAGATTATCCAACATATTATTGAACATCAAAATCAAGTGACAGAACATAATGCCACAGTGAGAGCCATCAGTACATACATTGATAAGTTAAACAAACAGTTTGATGAACTATCGGTTAAGGTTAACAGTCCACAAACCGATAATCAAAAGTTACTTGAACTAAAAGCTGAGATGTTTGAATTCAATGCAGCATATGAAGAACTGATGAATGAAAAACACTACTATGAATTTGCAGGTTCTCTGTTAAAAGATAATGGTATCAAAACCAAAATCATTAAACAATACTTGCCTATTATGAATAAGTTAATTAACAAGTATCTGACAGCCATGGACTTCTTTGTTAACTTTAACATCAATGAAAACTTTGAAGAAACAATTAAGAGTAGGCACCGTGATGAATTCTCTTATGCCAATTTCTCTGAAGGTGAGAAGATGCGTATAGACTTAGCACTCCTCTTTACCTGGAGACAGATTGCTAAGATGAAAAACTCTACCAATACTAATCTGTTGATACTAGATGAGGTATTTGATTCTAGCCTTGATACAGTTGGTACAGAGGAATTTTTAAAACTAATACATGAGATGGGACAAGACACAAATGTTTTTGTTATTTCCCACAAAGGCGACCAATTGTTCGACAAGTTCCGTTCGGTCATTAAATTTGAGAAAAAAGGAAACTTTTCAAGGATAGCAAAATGACCGACAAATTAAGATTGTTGTTTATTGTTCCTTGCCATGAAAATAATGAATGTTTATTGGATACAATCTCAAATATTAAGAAATTTAATTCCAATGATGAAGTTTTTATTTGTATAAAAATAAACACCACGTTTGAAGATTTTAATCCTGAATTATTTTTACTTGAAAATGTAGTTACGTTTAGTGACAAATTTGGTAATCATGCAAAAAAACATGGTAGTCAATTTATGGCTATAATTAATTCTTATAAATTTGCAAAATCACAATTTGGTAAATTTGATTATGTAACAATATTTCATACATCACAACTTTTTATTAAACATGGTTATTCAACATACATTAGAGACTTTGATACAAGTATTAAAAAAGAAAATAGATTTCCATTTAACTACAATCTTATAAGAAGACCAGATGAAGATTTAAAAGATACTTTTGAAAGAATTGAAAATATTGGTAGACAAGTACCTTTAGATTGGAATTTAAATTTTAATCTAATGTCAGCCGAAGATATAAGACAAAAACTTTTTGATTACTATAATGGAAAATTTCATTATGCATATACACCAATTATTGAAATGCAAGTTTTTAAAAATATCTTTGATGATATTACCAATTTAAATAATTATTACTATCAAGGTATAGAAGATTCATTTTATACCGGAGAAATATTTGATTATATGTTAGAATGTATTGATACTAAATTTGAAATTGATGTAGAAGTTATTGAATCATTTTTTGGTTTTGCAGGAATTGAAGAAATTATTATACCAACTCTTGCTATGTCAAAAGCCAAAAGAGTTGGAAAAAATACAATACATTGGTTAAATATTCCGAATTGTGAAATATCTTTAGAAAAATGTTTCTCTATTAAACATGTAGATAGAGATTATAACAATCCTTGGCGTATAAAAGTTAGAGAAATGTGAGTAAAAAATATGAATTTCCATGAATACCTGTCACACTATAAAAATGTAATTGATGCTGAAGTTGAAGGTTGGTTTTATCCAATCGACATTATTATGACCCATGGATTAATGACCGAATTACAAAAAGATAATCCTGGTGACATATGCGAAATTGGTGTAGCCTATGGCAAGAGTTCCATTTCATTATCCAATTTCAAAAGAGATTCTGATAATTTCTATCTGTATGATATCTTTACGGAAGAAGCCAGAGTCATAGCAGAAAATAATATTAAGAAGTTTAGTAAAGGTACAAACTTGGTTTGGAGATTACAAGACACTACTGATTTAATATTTGATGATTTGGTATTTGAAAATGATTTGAGATTCTTACACATTGATGGATGTCATGAACATCCAGCTGTATTGAATGATTTGACATTATTTACAGGTAGAATGAAAGATTATGGAGTTATTGCAATAGATGATTATAATGACTATGAATATCCAGGTGTGCAAAGTGGTGTC